CGGTTTCCTTGTCTCAGGATGTCAAAAGTTCAGGTTAGCCTTTTGCCGGTCGTCCCAAGGGGCGAGTCAAGCATCTCGCCATGCGGACTCGCCCCTTGAAACGACCGTCAGCCGTAGGTTGACTCCAGTTGCCGAGGGCGGTCCCTCGAAGCCGTGACGGTGGCCAGCCGTCGGTGCGGCCGTTCCCAATAGACGGGCCTCTCGCCCGTGTCCTGTTCGTCCTGCTCTTGCGCAGGCTCGTCGATTTTGGTTTCGCTGGAGACGATTGCGTCGCTGCTGACTTCCTGCCAGCCGTCTCCGCCGTAAGTGACAGTGTAGGCTGCGTTCGATGTGTCGTCCGTCGCGTCGGTTACATTGGACGAGGCATTGCTCGTCCAGTAGTAGAGTTTCGAGTTGTATCCTTGGCGATAGAGCATGTGGCGTTTACTTGCGGATCGTCACATAGTAGTCAGCGTTCAACCAGTTCCCATCCAAACAGTGGCTGCAAGCAGTCAGGGCACCGCCTAGGAGTGTGCTTGTTCAGAATGTTGGCGCAGTTCTGTCCAGGGCACCTCAGTTGGCCGTTTGGTCCCTGGCGTGGCGGGAGTGGCTTGGCATCCCTGTTGTCGGTGAACACTGGAGCCGGTTGTTTTTCAGCTTCATCGCGAATGATCCATTGACTTTGGCAGTCGGGGCACAGCCACGTTGGAGGCGTGGACAGGATAGCTTGCAGTCTGTCGTTTTCGGCCTCTGCCTTCGCCAGTTCAGCTTGCAATTGTTCCTGGCCGGCACAGGCTAGTTTTGCGATTAACCCCAGGCGTTCGATCTCATCAATCGCGCACGACTCGCAAAACCGCACGTCTTCGTCCAGTGGGTCCATTCCATCAGGAACGCACATGCTTTGGTGGCACTTGCGGAATTCGTAGTCTTCTGGGGTCATGGCTAAGGTTCTTTCTGGACTTTTGCTTCTACGCGAGTTTCCCACCGTGACGGATCGGGCGCGTTTGGTTGTAGGCGTGCTTGAGTTCAATCAGAGACCACAAGTCCACTCCACATTGCCTCGCAAATGCGCAGCAGACGATTATCGTCTCTGACAGAGTCACGGCCGCATCGTCCTGGAACACGTTTTCCTTGCAGTCGTAGATTACTGCGATTGCTGTGTGCAGAGTCGCAGTGAACCTTGGTGTGTCAGCGGCATGTTCGCTGCTGATTACGAACTCAGTCTCTTGGTCTTGGTCTTGGCATTGCCACTGGTACGCCCCCATTGTGTCGGCGATGCGGATCAGCAGGTCCGCGATCTCGACCCAGAAGCCTTCGGGCTTTGGCTCAGCATTTGTAAATGCTTTCCGGTTGGCTATGACGCAATCGTCTCTGTCTTGATGGTAAAATCCCTCACAGTCGGACCACCACATGCCCATTCTATCCGCCCGGTACTCTTCCCACGCTTCTGAGATTTCGCTGTGGAAGTTGGCGACGATCTCAGCGACGCTGCGGTTCTCGATGCCGTCTTGCCACCAGCCCTTTTCCAGGGCAAGTTCGTGGATTCGTTGTGACCACTCGGTGATTTTCTGTACGTCAGTGCTCACGTTACCTCCTGTTGTGTGTTTGTAAAGATCGGGAATTTTCACTCAAGTCCCTTCGGCATCCAGTTGTTCTTCTTGTCTTTTCCGTGGTGTTTACGATCTTCACGGGTGATCTTGATGTTTTTAGGGCAATCCAGACCAATTCTGACCATAGCTGAGTTGTACATTCCATCCACCTTTAGGACGGTGATCCAGATATCTTCGCCAATCCGTATGCGTTCGCCAACCTTTCGACTCAGCACAAGCATTTTCAGGCCCTACTTTAAGCGAGACATTTGGTTGTTGTTAGTCCGGCATCTTCGCGCCATGTTGCCGTTGCCACGCCCGCATTTCCGCCGCCAAGTGCATGGCGCGTTCACCCTTGGCCCGTGTTGCAGCCAGGGCCTCGGACTTTTCTGGGTTCGTCGAGTTCTGTGACATGCACATGGCTGCCCAGCACTGTACGGCTGCGGGGGCAAAGGCGTCCCGGCTTCGGAAGACCATGACGGGTTCGTCGGTTGGGATGGATTGTAGGTATTCGATGCCTTCAGTTGGTGCCATGCTGTTCCAGCTCCTTCTGGTCGCTCGGTTTCTCGAAGTGGATCTGTCGCTCAGCTGGAGTACATCCCATGAAGACCTCCCATCGTGTCATTTCGACATTCTGGCGACGGTAGACTTCGACTTGGATTCCGGCCTGATACCAAGCGAGCCACACGAAACCAAGAATAAAAAATGCCAGGAATGTCGTCGCAAGACATCCGATAATGTTTCTGTCTGAGTCCATTGTACGGGCTCCGCCTGTTGTCAAAAGTTCATTGGTTGGGTTAATGTAGGCTCGCCACTGCTCGCTGATCTAGGGCCTGCATCAAGGCAGTGGCCTGCTCGCCTGCAAGATAATACTTGCGTCCTTCGCTACAATATACAGTGATTGTCTCGCCTTCTACTGGTGTTCCAGTGACGTATAGGATCGCGTCCAGGTTAAACCAAGTCGGCGTTTCCTTGCCGTCAGGCTGCCATCCATTATCCATGATCTTGATAAATTGAGCCGGCATTGAGAGCCTCTCTAGTGAAACAAAAGTTCAAGTTGGACCACTGAGAATCAGCTACGTGAACATACACAGCGAGTCAATGCCACTGTCGTATCCGACGCCGCATCGCACGAGGTCGCGGACTTCATTGTCGGTCAGTTGTGCGATTTGTTCGCTGGTGACATCCAGATAGATCTCGTCGTGTTCAGACGCACTGACGATATCGCCTTTGCCACCAGGAAATCGACGGTCGAGCCACATGAAAGCGTGCAAGTCCGGCCTTTGGCTCATCTTGCTCTTCACGTCCTCAAACTTGAGGTAGTCGTCGCTGAATTGTTTCCACTGCGCATGAGTGTTCATTTCGCATCCCCGTTTGTTAGCAAAAGTTCAAATTGGATCACTGAGGATCGGTTGCATCACCGTGCCGCGTTGTGTGTGTCGCAGATGTTTTGCGCCAGTTCCTTGTACGGCAAGTCGCCGACGATCAGCACCACCTGCTTGCCGACCTTTGCCGACACGCCGTAGTCGCCGTGACCCATGCCGCGATCTCTGGAGCAGACTTGCCACTTCGCCTTGACCACACGCTCAATGCACTTGTTGATGAAGTCAATAAGCTCTACTCGATGCGAGCTTTTCTTGCGTTTTGCCCAGTCACTTACCTGCCCGTGAATCCATAGCGTCACACTCATTGCGCACCTTCCTCTTTGTTTGTTGATTTCGACTTCATTTTCATCCCAAATGAAGGCTATGTCACCGCGCCGACGAGGTACGGATCTGGTTCTTCGTCAGGAAATCCGCGCCAGTAAGCTAGTTCCCAGGTCGCGGTGTCCGAATCGTTATTGAACTCACTTTTGTCAGAGGGCATGTGGTTTCGGATTGAGTTTGCCAGTTTGTCACACAGGGCGTCCATTGCTGTTGTTTCACCATGACAGATGGTCATGTCAATGCCGTTGATGACGCGGTTGGCGAAGTGAACGCCCATTGCAGTGGCGAGTTCTTGGACTTGCGCGGGTGTTGGTCCGACAGCAATCTTGGTCCAGCCTGTAGGGTGATGTTGAGGCAGTGACCAGGCATGGCTGCTGGACACTGGGTTGCCGCCGCGTCCGTCGTGGATTGAATTTACCCACCCAGTGAACCGCTTGACAGCTTTGTCAACCGTCACGACTTCAACCTCGAACGGGATCTCGTCAAAGGGCACAGGTGATCCCAACACAACCCCATAGCCCCTGGCCAACAACCGCGCCTTCATGTGCTTCAGACCATACTTGCGTGTACGGCGCGAAAACGAGGCCCACTTCTCAAGTGGTACAAAGACAATCCCCAGGTGAAGACCGCAGGTTCCCAGAACGTGCGTGGCGTGGTTAATCCACTTGCGCCGCAAGCGTGGCCGACATTCTCGACAGTGCCAGCACATGCAGTCGGGGGCAAAACTTGCCGAGCGGTCGTCCTTGCGGTAGGTGTGGCATCGGTTGCGATAACACATCGGTCGATCCTCCGTTGCTGGGACCGATTCCGGGTCGCACCCAAGAATGCAAGCAGCCGCCGCTAAACAGCCGTCCCCACGCACCCGACGAAGAGAAGTGGGAAAACTGCCTAGCGACGGCTGTTTGAATTCTTGGATTCCGTCGCAGCTTCGTCGGGTGCGTTCGGTCATGGCTCATCATCCTTGTTTCAGGCTGCCGTGTCAACACCAAAATCTCAATATCGACCATCTTCCGCCTGCCTCGGACTCTGGTCCTGCTGACGGCGTTGCCACACGACCCAGCCGTTGTCTGGCAGGTAATTGCCATCTCGGTCCTTGTGTTTGGCAAACAGTGTGCCACCAGTGCGATGCTGGCCGAAGTCTAGTTTTGCCCCACACGCCGCGCAAGACAGCGAGTAGTAGTCGTTGCCTTCCTTATCTTGGCGGTGAAATGCAGTGAGTCGCTGGCCTTTGCACTTGCCGCACTCGGTTTGTCCGAAGACTTCCTGAAGTTCGGACATAGCCTTGACGGCGGACTTCACGTCGTCGGCTTCCACTTCGATTTGGTAGCCAGTGCCTGTGTTATATCGGACTGTCGCCTTAGCCATCGTCTTGGCACCCTTTCTACTGAATCCACGAACAATTCGTCTTGATTTCCTCACGGCTCGCGTGCGCCACCACGGGGTCGATGTACTGCTCGCCCGTCTTGAAGGTCAACAGTTCTGGCGTGAACCATCGTCGAATCGGGATCTGGTCTTCGTAGGCGTCGAGCCAGGACAGGTCGGCCAGCAGGCGGTCGCCATCGACCCAGACGCGATCGACGTAGCCAAGAACGTCAGGTTCTGGCCGATCGTCGTTTGGTCCCCTGGTGTTTCCTGATGTCACTGCGGCTCGCCAACCAGTTAATTCGACCATTCTTCGCGTCATCGTGTCCGCGATCCGCTGCAAGGCATCGCGGTCGATCGGCGCAGGTGTCCCATCGGCTCGGTGGGCGTTTAGGTCGATTCCAAAGATCGGTACGTTAGTGGTTTTCTTCATCGTCTTGTTCCTTGATCCCCGGTTTTGACCAGTTGCTCTCAACCTTGCGATCAAATTATCGTCCGTTACGACGTTATTTCAGCAGCACGCCCGGCCAACTCCAGAACTTTGTCATGTGCCATGCGGCACTCATTCTCGCTCAGTCCTCCCTGGGTTCCTCCGTAGTGCAACTGTTTGAGGACGTACTCGACGAGCTTCGTTTCCGCAGCGGTCTTCTCAATACTCCATTTCTTCGCGGCTTTGAGGAACGAATCCTCGCCGTAGTCGCCGCTCATCAGCCATTCCACATCCCGCGCCGCATTAGCAGCACCTTCCAGGGCCGCAGCACAGCGTCTCATTGCGTCCAGGACGGGCCGGGGGAATGCTGTGATCGTTTCACCGTAGTCGTCGGTGAACGTCTTACTGTGCTTCTCTACGTCGCCGCAAATGGCATCCGCAAGGTCCCGGACCTGTCCGTATCGGTCGTCGTAGTGTCCGCCGCTCATGCTTGAACCTGCCGTTTTTTCCATGCGTCAACGGCCGCAACGACTTCCTGTTCAAATCCGTCGTCGCAAAGCTGTTCAATTAGGGTTGCCGGTGACTCATCAATGAACAAGTGCAAGTCAGTTCCACACGGTTCGACTTTGATTTCAGACACGGTGAATTCGACCATCTCTATGTGCCTTTCTGCTTTACGGCTTATCGGCCTTCATGGCTTTCAGCGTGGCATGAATCGTCTTTAATTCATCCAGGATCGCATTTAGCAGGTCGTTCCGCATCATACCGATGCCGTCTGACTGGCTTTCTTGCCGCTGTTCCGCCTGTTTTTCTCGGCGGACATGTGGCTTGATCTCTCGCATTCGGTCCTCGATTGCATGAAGTTTTGCAGTCAACTCGACCTGCTTCTTTTCCATCGGACCTTTGATGCGCATCCATGCGGCATAGCTTTCGGCTTCCGGAAGATCTTTGGCGCGGATTGCAGCATGGTGTTTCCCGAAGTCCCGGCCGATCAAAGTAAGCTGATGCTGGATTGTTTGTTTGTCCGAAACGAGGCTGTCCCATTCGTCGCAGTAGGACGCGAACTTGGCCGATGGCGGTCGAGCGTCTTCGCGGCTTGCCTGCGACACGTTAACTTGCTTCACGTCGTCAATTGGTCGCTGTCTCGTAATCGCCATCGACTTATTTTTCCTCCTGTGCCAGAAACCCGGCCGTCACGCCATTGGCAGCAAGTTCAATGACACGAGCACGCACTTCCTGTTTTGTGGCGTACTCCTCGATGCGGATGCCATAGATTGAAAATGGGTCGGATGCTAACTCAGGACAATCTGGCAACAATCCGCGAGATTTGCATTCATCCTTTAGGCACTGCATTTCTTCGTGCGTCAGAATCCATGTGTCAGGCCCACGTTCCATGCGTATTCGACGAAATTCACGCATGGCGCGGCGAACGTCTTCGGTCGTCGGCATCGCGTTCGTGCTCGTTGGGCCGGCAGTCGTTCCAGCCCAGTCGTCGCTCCAAGAGTTCATTTTGTCACTATTCGGATTTCTTTTTGAGTTTCTCGATCTGGTCTTGTGTCAGGTTCAGCGGCGCGAATACCTTCGCAGATCGGCTACCAGACTTACTGACCACGCAGGCAACGACTTCCAGATCGCACGGCTTCGTTTCCCGTGTGGCTGTGCCCACGACCCTGTACATCGCCTCGTCAATCTGGTAGACCGTGACACGTTCTTTTGCGACTACGCCCAGGTTGCAAACAGTTCTTGTGATAGCGCCGAGCTTGACGGCGACCGGCAGGGATTCTTTCCAGCGACTGGTTAACACAGCCTTACTGGGGTTGTCTCGCCTTTGGTATGCCGACCTAATGAGACTTGCTTGTTCTTTAGTAACCGGAATTAGCTTGCCGTGGAAGTATTTTTCGCCACAAGCCAAGTTGTGTCCATCGGTTGTCAGGTACAGTGGTCCATTGCACGGCTTGCCGTCAACAAGGACCTGGCAGCGGGGGATGCCGTCCAAGTCGTGTGCTAAGAAGGTGGTCATGGTTGATCCTGGGGTTCGTTCTCGCTATCAAGAGTGCAGTCTTCGTCTACGACTTGCGCCACCCGGCCACAAAAGTTTTGTTTGGACGTTTGCTTAAAACTGGTCACTTAGTCCTTCGTCAGGGCCGGCTCCGCCACTTGCCAGGATGTGCGACTGAAGCCACTCCAGAAGATTCAGTTTGATCTCCTCTGCGTCGAATTCGCTGTCAACGCGAAAGATGAACGGCTCTTCCCGATCTGGAAAGCCCAGTGCAATATCTTGTTTTCCGACTTGCACGATGTTGTCATTCCAGACGATCTTAGTGGCTTTCCACATGGCATGATTCCTTTTTGACCTTTTGTTAGAACGGCAGGTTGTTGTCGTCGTAGGTCTCAGCCCCGGAAGGTTCCGGGGCCTCGCTGGGGTCTCGTGGCGGTGCCGAGTCGGCTTCTCGTCGCTGACCTCCGCCGTCGCCCTTGCTGCCTACCATCTGCATTCGCTCACACACGACGCGCAGCTTGGAACGCTTCTGGCCGTCCTTCTCCCACTTGTCTAGCTTCAGACGGCCTTCAATGAGCACTGGCGACCCCTTATGCAGGTATTCAGCCAAGATCTCGGCCGTCTTGCTCCAGAAGGTCACGTCCACGAAGGTCGCCTCTTCTACCCATTCTCCGGCCGCGTTCTTGCGTTTGTCGTTGACTGCAATGCTGACATCGCAGACTTTGGTGCCACTTGGGATGGACTTCAATTCGGGGTCGGCGCATAGATTCCCAAGGATGATGACTTTGTTGAAACTCGCCACTTTGGGTTACTCCTTCAGTTCTTGTTTTGTGCTGGGTCAGAACGGCTGGTCATCCTGCTCGGCCTTTGGCTCGTCCTGGACGGCTGGGGCTGGCTCGTCCGGAATGAGCGTCTGTTGCACCGGAGTCTGATTCTTCGGTCCCCTCTTCGTGTTCTTGTCTTTCCTGGTCTTTCGGCTCTTAGTGGCGCTGCACGCATCGGCCACCGTTTCGGCCGCTGCGAGCTTTGCCTGCGCGTCGTCACGAATCAGCTTCAGATTGTCCAGGTACGCCTTCTCTGCCTCATCCAGCGTGTCCTGGGCCTCTTTGGCGATGCGTCGCAGGTTCTTCAGGTACTCGGAGTACTCTACGCCTTCACTGGCAGCGTTGGCGGCCTCATTGATGACGGCGGCCAGGGTGTCGAGAGATGGTTGGATTGCTTGTTCTGCCACTGGGAACTCCTTGGTTTTAGTTGTTGCAAACTAGCCCGTTATCTACGCGACGGCAACGGGCCGAATCCGTCCACACAACATTAAACGACAGAGGGACCGGCAGGACTTGAACCTGCAAGAGCCGTCATGCTTTCATCGTTACTCCGCAATACGTTTTTGGTTTCCCTCACGTACTCGCGGAACGTCAGCCTTGACACCACGCCCTGCTGCTTGTGGCAAGCACACATCTCCGATCTGTCACGGTCCCAAAACCCGGCTTTCGCCGGGCCACGCAGACGACCTACCTGACAATCTCGGTTTGGGCCGCACGATTTCGCGGCTCGATTCCCGGTCGAGTACAGGCACGTCGGTATCCAGCCGCGCGTGCTTCACCCCGTGCTTATCGACGCCTCTTTGGTTAAGTGAGGGCCTCTGGATAGGTTTGCCCCATCTCCACCATACCCACGTCGCCGGTTGTCGTCTTAGGCGGACTTTCTCAGTGTTTCAAAACAGTCGATCAATCAATTCGACAAGATACGTCGTATCCACCCGCGACGGATCTCGCTCTTTCAGCTTCGCCAATATCTCCTGGAAGTATGCGGTGTCAACGCCGGTCAGTTGTTCTTCCAAAACCGACGGATCTTTCAGGTCGAGTTCGTTTAGCTGCATGGCCATCTTCAGGTATTGGCCGGCAGTGATGGACCAATTCCTCTTGATGAACTTTCTCGTTCGGATGATGGAACACAGCGGATACTTGCTTCCGACGTAGCGAAGTTCACGAGCAAGCAGTGCTTCCAAAGCCTCCGGACGCAAGACAAGATTTTTGTCCCAGCTTGTCCAGTAGTTCGTACAATGCACGAAATCGTAGTTGGCGTGGATCTCGTCTGGGTTGCCAAAAAACCGCGTCACCAGTTGAATTTGATGGCTCAGCGTGATCGCGTTCGTCGAAAGAAAGACGGGGCGGTACTTCGGCTTCTTCTCTTCTTCGGCCTGCTCCTTGTCCTTCAGCACGTTCGTCGCTGCGTCAACGCAATCGGCCGCGTCCGTGCTACCGGGGTCCATGTCGCCCTCGAAATACTTGTAGCCTTCGTCACCGTTTTCGCTTGCAACGCCAGCAGACTTGACGATCGTTCTTATGCGATCCGGAAGTGTATCATCAACGAAGACCTCCACGCTTTTGCCGTTCTTGAATCTTGGCGGCGGGTTGTCTCTGAATTTGGCGACAAAGTATCGCGCCACTGCCAGTGTCGCTTTTCTTGTTCGGAAGTACAAATCAAAGTCGTTCACGTCTTCACGCAGCAGCATCGAAGCAATCGCGCCGCCCGTGACGATGGTGTTTTGCTCGACAAGCGACCGAACGGACTTGTCTTCGATGTGTTCTGCGAAATCCGCAATTTTGCGACTAAGCACTGACTTGATGTTTTTGGCTTTCATGTCGAAACCTGCTGTGATTTAAGAGGTTGTCCCGAGTATTTGAGTTGTGTTCAAAATGTCGTGCAGTCCTTCCGTAGCCCGCTGCCACGGCAGTTTGGGCACGGACCTGGCTCTTCAGTGTCCCATCCATGACGACCGGACGATTCTGCAACGGAATCAACCCATCCTTCGCCGCCACACGTATGGCATGGCGGCTCGAACTCTTCGTCGAAGTCCTCGTCTTCGTCCAAGTCTTGACAGTCAATGCTCATTGGGTTGCTCTTGGGTCAAAGGTTCAGTCTGGACTTCTGCTGGCACACCCGCGACTTCACTCGCGGTCGGCGTGGGTACGGGGGTGTTGTCGAGGACCAAGTTGAAGTCGCGAACGTCACGCCACTCGAACTCGTCCGACCGCCGTTTGCGCCACATCTGCTTGATGCCGGTGATACCCCCATTGTCGTCACGAACCATTCGGATCTCAAGTGTCGGGTGAAATCCGCTTTGTTCAATGCCGTTGAACATCCGCAGCTTGTGGCGGAACGGGTCTTTCTTCTTGGCCGGGTCCTTTGGGGGCTTGGGCTTCTGTTTCTTCGCCTGTTTCTGCGGCTCGGGCGGCGGTGTTTCCTTTTTCGCCTGGATTCGTGCGGTAAGTGGTCCAGCCACGGCGGTGCTCCTGATGATCTTGTTTTATCGGCCTCTCTACTGGTATGATAGTAGGGCATGAATGCTGTCCTCAACCAGATTCCGAGGTATTTGCGATGGACGACGAAGAATTCCTGGAAAGCGATCTCGACGGCGACGATCTTGACGGCGAAGTTGATGGCGTGCGATCGAACGTCATCAAGATTTACCCAAAGCAGCAGCTTTTCTACGAACTGGACTGCGGTATCCAGGGCTTCGTCGGCGGGCGTGGCATCGGCAAGACGAAGATCGGCTGCATCAAGATGATCTACTTGGCTCGCAATAAGCAGCCGTGGATGGTCATCTCGCCTGACGCGAACGTGATCGAGGATACGACGTGGCCGTGCTTTGAGGAGACGGCGCAGGAGTTGGGGGTGTGGATTCGCGGGGTCAGGTCGCCGGTTCACCGCGCATGGATCAAAACATTCGATGGGGGCGAAACAAACATCCTGTTCCGAGGTGCCGAGAAGCCTGAAAAGTTGCGTGGTCCTAGCAAGGCCGGGATCTGGTTCGACGAAGCCTCGATCATGGCCAGAGAAGCGTACCTGTATGCGATCCCTTGCTTGCGGTGCATGACGCCCACTGGCCCGAAGATGGGTCCGTGCTTGATGACCTTCACCCCCAAGGGACGAACGCATTGGACGTTCGACGTGTTCTTCGAGCCGGTAGACTTGGCCGAGGTGACGATCTTTGGGGAAGGACAGAAGAGGACGCCCGGCTTGTACGCCCCAGGGGATTATGTCGAGATCAGTGGTTCTTGGTACAAGGTCAGGGAAAAGTCGTCGCTGGTCACGGCAGCTACAACGGAAAGTCCGTTTCTTCCTCCAGAGTTCTACGAGACGTTGCGTGGTCAGTACAGTTCTGTTTTGGCGGCGCAAGAGCTTGGCGGTGAGTTTGTTGACATCCAAGGTTTGATGTTCCGTCGCGAGTGGTTCAGGTATTACGACACTGTTCCTGCGGACTGCATTCGGGTTCGATATTGGGATCTGGCAGGATCAGAGGCCGGTGGCGACTGGACAGTTGGGACATTGCTTGCGAAGTCGCCGGACGGACGGTTCTTCATCGAAGATGTCATTTCAGGCCAATGGTCGGCACTGGAACGCGACAGAAGGATGCAGGCCACGGCTGATCGAGACGCGATCATGTACAGCCCAGAGCCGATCATCTACATCGAGCAGGAAGGTGCAGGGGCAGGAAAGAGTCAGGTTCATCAGCAAATCCGCATGTTGGCGGGACATCCGGTTTACAAGGACATCCCAACTCGCGCCCGGACAGCTCAACAAAAAGAAGGCCAGAAAGTCCCAGGGTTTGCGAAGATCGTTCGCGCCAGAAATGTTAGTGCCCAGGTTGAAGCGGGCAATGTCTACCTACCGAAGAACGCACGGTGGTCCGAGCAATCTTTATCGGACATCGTTAGCTTTTATTGCGGATTCCCAGAGACGAACCGTTGGGATGAGGTCGATTCACTGGCTGGCGCGTTCAACCGGATTCAAGAGCGAGCTGTCGCAAACCCAGATTCAATCATTGCCATGTCTGGCAAGTCACGGATCGGCGACAAGTATGGTCAGGGCCTTGGTGGTGGGTTGGACATGCCGGGCTTCTTTGATGGGACGACGTTTCGGAAAACGCATCCGGTGATCAACTTTGCGAGGCATCGGAACTGACTGTTCAAATAAAAAACGCCTGCCGAGATTACCCTATCTCAGCAGGCTTTGGTGAACGTCGGGGATCATCAAGGGACCAACGCTTTCCGTTTAATCCGCCGTTTCAGTCTTACACACAACGTCTTACGATTTGACCACGGGCGCGATGTTGTCCCAAGAGCGCCCGCCCCGAATTGCACGGGGATCTTTGTGTCATCAATCAGCGGAGTTCGATTTGGTCCGCGACGCTCGGTTTTCAATCTGTAGCAAGAGCTTCGTACTGATCGCGCCTTGACTGCCGCTCTTCTTTTGGCGTACCCGGCCCAAAGGTGAAAGTGGCCGGCGCAGGACTTAAACCTACATCCACAGTCGTGGCATTGTCAGTCTGACTCTGAAGCTAAGATTGTGCTACTCTCCTTTGAATACGAAATCGAGGATTCTCTTGCCGATGTGCTGTTCGGCCACGTCGGCGGAATTTGCTGCCTCACGGGCTTTGACGACGGCCTCGTGAAGTTGCCGCACGCGGTCAAGCATGGCGGCCTTGTCGGCAGCCTTCAACGCACCAGAGAACTTGATCGTCTTCCAGTTGCCGACGACCACATCCTCAGTGAACATCTCGACCTGTGCAGGGTGTTCCTTGGTGGCCTCGTACTTCACGAATGCCTTCGGGATCTTTTTGGACTTGACGCTTTCCGACGGCGCGGATGCGTAGCAGTTGGCGCTGTCATCCCAGTGCCACTGTTCTGCCGGGTCCAGGACTGGCAACTTGCTGACAAATGTCGTCAGGTCGGTCAGTTGCTTCTCCAGAAACAGCAGGTAGGTAACTGGCACACCCGGCGCAATGTCCCCGACGTTGCTGTTGGCAAGCGTGTTGGCCACGTCCTGCGTCAGAACGGTGTCGAACATCTCGGTCAGAGGCCCGGTGACAGATTCCAAGATTGCTGTCACGCTGGCTTGGGCCGTCTTGGATTCTGACGGGAATCGCTCGCCTTCATCGTCTCGCGGCGTGTACGTCCGGCTGATACCATTGAACAGCTCGGCTTTCTGAATGGCGTGATAGGCGTTGGTGATCGCCTCGGTCGCCAATTTCTTTTTGGCGGCCACAACCGCCACGACCTGATTCAGTTTCCCCATGCTGCACCTTTCGTAAGATTGAACTTGATTCTTCCGGCCATGTCATCGGCCGTCACGTCCTCGTACAACAGGATTGTAGTCGTCATGTTGTCAGGCTGAAACCAGAAAACCTCAAAAATCCAGCCGTCTCTGGCGATCCCGTGAGTCCAACTTCGTCGGCTCGTTAGCAACAGGCGAAACCGCCTGCTTCGCTTTGGCCAGATTGTCCCATCGTGTCAAAAGCAGCCATTCGCCAATCTTCACTACCACCGCGCCTTTTCCCTTATTCATTTCCTCGCCAACCGCTTCCTTCCTGGTAACATACTGTTTCCAAACCCGATGCGGGTCATTGGCCCGGCAGATGGAACACTCCAGGTTCTTCGGGATAGTGATTTGCTGGCGAGCCATTGGTTCACCTTGGACTTTTGTTCGGCAGCGAGCCAATCTTCGGCAGGTGCAGAGGGTTTTCGGCCCAAGAGAGCTTCATTCGTCTTGGTACACACTGACGACAGGCTGGGACAATCTTTCCGTCCGATGTACGAATCAAGACGATCTGTGGTGGATGTCCACAAAAGACACACTTGTCGGCTCGCGTCACTTCGTCTTCTCCTTCCTAAGTACGGCAATCTCGTCCAGTAATTCTGCAACTGTTTCGTTTACCCATCCAGAGACCCCTGGGGCAGACCAGTTATTTCCGTATCGAGCGTAGATATGCCCATTGATTTGAAACTGAGTGTCTGGCGTCTTGCCTTTGGTTCGCTCGATCTTATTGCATTTGTGAGTCCCGATAATGCAGTCGGCAAAGAAAGTAAAGACAACCAAAAGCAGATGGGCTTGTTTGATCGAATCGACATTGTGCGGAAGGAGGACGGCCCCATTTTTTGGTCGCACAAAGTCGCGATCGTCGAGGTCGAGTCCGCAGGCGTCCCCAGGAACGTCGATGTGTTCTGATCCCCACTCGCCCCATTTGACACGAAGTGCTGTTCTCGGCTCGTATAACGGCCGTGCGTTCGGTCCCATCTTCTTCTTGTTGAAGCGATCATCTGGCGACTGGTCTGGATCGTACATGGCATTGAACCCGCAGCCGTCAAGCCACGCCCGACCCACGTTCTCGATTGCTGTGTTGCATTTCTCTTGCGTCAATCCCGATTCGGCAACGAGCACCTTCCATTCCGGCCAAAGCTGGATATGAAATCCTGCGCCGCTCATCTGGCCAGTCGGGCACAGTCCTTTGATGTGATAGTACATGACTTATTCAAGTCCTTTCAGTTGATTCCCAATCCACCACTGCCGCACATCCTTGAACTCGTCTGGTGGCATCAGGGTCTCGACCTTTCGATTCAGTGACTTGGCCAGCCGAGAGGCGGTAATGAGGCATCCTGCGAGTCCTGGCCAGCACACCAAGCATCCATTGCAGTTTGACGGGCACTGCTGGATCGACCCACGCTTCTCTGGCTTCAGGTCATTTTCCCCTATCACGACGATTCGTTTTGGGTCGCGACGCTTCAAGTAGGCCGTCAGCACCGCAAGACCGCCGATGCAGGAAGGGCGGCCAAGGACAGACAAGCCGGCGTCGATTAGGGCCGCCACATCACTTGCGCCTTCCACAATGTACACCGTACCGTTTCCAATCCACCACCACTGCTTGCAGAAGACGCCAGCGTTACTGGTCCCGGCAAGAGTCTTTTTTGAACCATTGTCGTAGCGCCTGGTGATTCCTACGATTTCACCATTGATACCCCTGGACGGAAAGGACGCCCATTCAGTTCCATCACAATCCCAGCCTATCCCGACGTACAAGTCGGCAAGAACATCTTTTGACACGCCAAGGACAGACGCCAGGGCGATTCGTTTGTCGGCAGCGCGTTTGTTCGTACAGCACGTTTTGGCGATAGCTGCGGCATCTTTGCGTGGTCGTGGCGGCTTATCTGGTATATTGACGTGCGGCAGGGGCTCGGAAAGACGATGAATCCAACCGCCAGACTCGACGGGACGATTGCTTTCCACCCTCATACAATGAACCAGATCGTCGGTGCGAGTACACCACGTTTCGTTTTGGCAAAGGGGACACTTATGCCGTTTGGATACGCGGACCCACTTTGTCTTGTCGAACTGTCTCATGCCGATGCCCAATCATGACTTGGTGCCTGCCAAGTAGTCGGCAATGGTTTGGATCGCCTGACGGTATAGGGTCCGCTCTTCAGAAGTAAGGCAAATGTCAGTCGCGGACTGCAACTCGACAGGTCGCATCTCCTGAATGAGTGGCATCACGACCTGGGCATGTGGGTCCTTT